ACTCTTGGAGGCTTCAATCGTATCTATCCCCGCCGACGAAAACGCCCTCGTGGTCTATGCCGACGAAAACAAGGAAAAGAAATTATCAGTCAACGAATTTAACAAACTCTTTTACAACATGGAAACAAACGAAAAAAACACCCCCACTGTTGAGGAGAGGCTGACGCAATTATCAGCCCAAGTGGACGAGAAAGACGCCAAAATTGTGGAACTCTCCGCCACCATCGACACCCTCCGCCGTGAACTCGCCGAGCGCGAATACCGCGACGCTGAATCATTCATCGACGCTGCCATTGCCGACGGCAAAATCACCGAGGACGTTAAGACCGAGGCTCTCTCGATCTACCTCTCGTTGCCCAAGGAAGCCGCGAAACTTTTCGGCGCAATCAAGCCCTCAGCCCCCGCGCCAGAACCGCAGCCCAAAGCCACGCTGTCCTCGATGTTGAAGACCGCCGCCCCCACGACCCAGACATGGGACGACCTCGACCGCATCCCCAACGCGCTCAAAAACCTCAAAGCCGTAAACCCCGAGGAGTTCAAAAGGCTCTACCGTGAAAAATTCGGCAGCGACCCCATCGCATAATCACAAAATCATTAAATCACCAAATCGTCAAATCACCAAATCACCCAAATAAATCATGGCACTCAACAAAGAAATTTGGGCTTCCGACATCCAGCAGATGCTCCTGCCCGACAACAGTTTTGTAACCAAAGGCACAGACTACTCTGTCTTCGCCGACAACAGCAAGATACACATCCCCGTAGAGTACGGCAGCGTAAACACGGAGATTGACCGCAACGTCCTCCCCGGCAAGGTAACACAGCAGAGCGACACCGAGCGTGTCATCGTGATGCACCACTACACCACCGACCCGGTGTCCGTATTCAACCCCGAGGACGTAGAACTCTCCTACGACAAGCGACAGGTAATCACGCGCAAAATCGCCGATTCCCTCAACGCAAAGATTGCACAGACAGCCCTCGCCACCCTTGCACAGTTCGGCTCAAAGACCGGCTCAAAGGTTCTCACCGTCCTCCGCGACATCGCCAAGGACTTCGACAAGGGCGACTATCCCGAGCAGGATCGCTACGTACTCCTCAGCGCGGACTCTTATTCGGCACTCCTCAAAGAACTCACCGACGCGCAGACCAACTCGTTCCTCGCCGTCGCCAATGCGCAGAACGGCATAATTGGTCAGATTTTCGGACTCAACATCCTCAAACGCTCCACCCTCGGCGATGCGTCAGCCGTTGCAATTGCATGGCACAAACGCGACTATATGTACGCCCTTGCGCCTGTACAGACATTCGCGAGCGAAGGCGACCCCACGTTCTACGGCGCGGTACTCTCGGCATCCGCACGTTTCGGTTGCTACGTACCCGAACCCGCCAGCGACGAACCCGCCAACGGCGACTAATCCTCAATCACCAAATCGTCAAATCCCCAAATCACTAATTGACTATGGCATCACTCAAAGGAGTCAACATAACCCGTGGCAAACTCGGCGCGAATGTCGGCGGCAACAACGACGGCATCTGCGGCCTCTTGGCGAGCGGACGCGCCACCTCGGGCATCGGCCTCTTGCAGACCGTCAAACTCAACAGCACCGGCGAACTCGAAGCCATCGGCATCGACGAGCAATACGACGCCGACAACAACGTCTGCGTCTATCGACACGTCTCCGAATATTTCCGCATGGCGGGCGACGGCGCAACACTCTACCTTATGCTCTACTCCGGCAATACCGACGGCATATTTGCCGACGGCGGCGCGGCGCGTAGGCTCATTGCAGACGCAAAGGGCGAAATCCGCTGCCTCGCGCTCGCCAACACGCCCGCGCAGTCCTCAGAACCCGCCGACATCACCGCATTGGTACAGGCGGCGCAGGGGTTCTACGATTGGACTTTTGAAACATTCCGCCCCTGCCAGGTGGTCTTGGAGTACAACGGTTTTGCCGCTGCAACCGCCGTGGCTGCCGACAACCTCCGCGACATCACCGTTGGCAGCGCGACCTTGGAAGCGTTCAAGGTGTCGGTCTGCATCGGTCAGGACTACCAGTACGCCGACCAGTTCTCCGACAGCCGCCGCACCATGGCTGACGTCGGCACGATGCTCGGCACCATCAGCGCAAAGGCGGTCAACGAGAACATCGGCGAAGTAGCCACCGGCAACATCACCAACGCCGCCAAGAATATTTGGGTGGAAGCCGCGCTCAGCAACCACAAGAAAATCGCCGAGTGGGACGCCCAACTTGAAGCCCTCGACGAAAAAGGCTACATCTTCGCCATCGCATACGCGGGCTTGTCGGGCTTCTATTGGAACAACGACTACACCTGCACCCCCGTCATCAAGGACAAGGACGGCTACTTCAACGAATACACCATCTCCTACGGACGTGTCATCGACAAGTGCGTCCGTGGACTCCGCACGGCGTTGCTGCCCTACGTCAAGAGTTCGCAGCCCGTTGACCCGAAGACCGGCAAACTGCCACCCGCACTCTGCACCAACTTCGAGGCAATCGCCGACAACGCGGTGTTTGTACCCATGCAAGCCGCCGGCGAAATCACATCCGGCAAGACCACCATAGACCCCGACAGCAACCTCCTCATCACGCCGAGGGTGCTCAAAGTGTCTTTCGTGGTAGTACCCACCGGCTGCATCGACGAAATCAAGGGCACTATCAACCTCAAAACGTCCCTCTGATTCAATAACTAAATCAACAAATCAACAAGTCAACAATCATGGCAAACATCACCAAAAACGGCAAGTCGTATGCCTTTGCAGACGTGCAGATTTCGATGTTCGGCAGCATAGACTACGAAATCACAAAACTCTCCTACGACGTGACGCAGGCCAACAACGCCAACTACTCGCTTGGCTCAGCGTCGCCCACGAGTTACAGCCTTGGAAAGAAGGAGTACAAGGCGGAAATGACCATCACTGCCAAATCCCTTGCAAGGTTGGAGAAAGCCTGTGGCGGCGACTTGCTTTCCATCAAGCCGTTCCCTATCGTAGTTACATACGTGGACGAGGACAACGAAATCATCACCGACACATTGCTTGTAAAATTCTCCAAGCAGGGCAGGAACGCCGAACTCGACAAGGACGTGGAGACTTCCATCGAACTCTTCTGCCTTGACATCCAGTTCAACAAGTAACCCAATCAACCAATCAACAAATCAATAAATCAGCAAATGGAAAAGAACAACAACCTCCCCGCCGGAGTAACCGGCGAAATGGTAAAGGCGTGGAAAGAACGCTACGGCGAAAAGAACGTCAAGGTGGCGCAACTGCCCACCAACGACGAGGGCAGCGAAACCCTCGACGTGATTGTGCGCGTACCCGACCGCAAGACCCTCGGCGAGTTTGAGAAATGGGTGGACAAGGCACCCGACAAGGCGAAGGAAATCCTCATCAACGCCTGTGTCCTCACACACAAGGACGAGGTGAAGGCGGACGACGGACTTTTCATGGCGGCGTTTGACGCACTGAGCAAAATCCTGCCTTATAGGTCCGCCACCATAAAAAACTTGTAGAGGGCTGTCCGAGGATAGACATCGGCATCGACGAGGACAACCCGCACCAGCAACTCGCCAACGAGATACGGAAGATAGACGCTCTCATCAGCCTCTACTTCCACATCCCGTTTCCCGAACTCCTCGACGACGAGACGTGGATAGAAAAATTCCGCCAGATAGAATGGCTCGCCGACAAGGGACTCTTGGGCGCAAAAAGGATGGAAAACGAATAATTCACAATTCGCAATTCATAATTCGTAATTAGGAAAATGCTTACAATAGACTTATACGGACGATTCAGCAGTGCCTTCGGCTTTGTAGCCGCCAACATAAGGACGCGCACACAGCCGCACGGCACTCCATCCGGCGTGGAGGTCTATGTAGCCGACGCCACCTTCGCCGACCTCAAACTCAAATCGGCAAAGGACGGCAAGGTCTATGAGTTCCGAAACACCATCCTCTCCGACACCGACAATGGAATATTCGCCCCGCCCCCGATGCTCAAATTCGACCGCGCAAAAAAAATCACCGCCACGGCAATCGCGGGCAGTGACAACGTGGTAGTGGAAGATTTCGGGTTGGAGCAATGGACCATAACGATGGACGGATTGTTGGTCGATATGGAAAACCACCAATATCCGACGGCAAAAATGCAGCGGTTTCGCCAGTTGTTTGAAACACCCGACACATTTGATGTGTTGGAATGTCAAGTGATGACCGACTTGGGAATAAACGCGCTGTACTTTGAAAGTGTGAAAGACCTCGCGGTCGTGGACAATTACCCTGATACTGTGAAATACAAACTGTCAGCCAAAAGCATACAGCCGCCTGAGTTTACTATCAGCGATTGATGTGCGGATGATGGTCTCTTACTTCAACAGTCAAATCAGGATTATGGTCAACAAGTTCTACGCGCAAATCGGGGTTGTGGTCCACAAGTTCGTACTCGCCGCAATCGCAAGGATAGTGAGCCATTACATATACGTCAGGATTGTGGTCTACAATTTCGACCCTCAAAACGGGGTTGTGGTCAACAATCTCCACCCTTCCGTGCAGAGGGAACGTCTTACCATCCGACTTGCGTGTTATCGTACAGGCGTTTTTGTCTATGGTAAACTTGCCAAGGTCGATGGTCTGAGCGTCGGCGGCATAGCCAATCAATGCAAGGGCTAATGTTAACAGCAGTCTTTTCATGGCATTAAAACGGTTTTAAAAGTTTTTTAATGTATAACGCAAAGATAGCAAAATGTATTACACGGCACAAGCAGAAATACAGATTGGCAAGGTAAAAATCCATGGAGCAACCGAGGTGGAAATCGAAAACAGCGTCGATGCCATCGGCGGCACTGCCAAACTAACCCTGCCCCGCAATTGGATGCGACCCGACGGCAAAAAACTTTTGGATCTAATCAGCACCGGCGACCCCGTAACCATCCGCCTCGGCTACAACGGCAAACTCAAAACCGAGTTCAACGGCTACATCGCCCACATCGGCGACACCACGCCGTTGGTCTTGGAGTGCGACGACGCTTGGTACAAGTTCAAACACGCCGACCACATCACCAAGAGTTTCAAGTCGGTCTCGTTGAAAGAACTTTTGCAGTTCATTTTCCCCGGCTACGACGTACAGTGCATGGACTTCACCTTTTCGGGCGGCTACATCATCCGCGACGTAACGCCCTACACCGTGGTCAAAAAAATCAAGGACGAGGTCGGGTTCTGCGCCAAGTTGGACGAGAACGGCAAGCGCATCACCTGTTTTTGGGCGTATGACTTCCAAGGGTTTGGCAAGCACACCTACGTCTTTGGTACGAGGAACGGCACGCTCCTCAAAGAACTGCGCGACCGCCGCCTCGCCCCAAACATCGCCGCCAACGGACTCAAATTCGTAAGCAAGGACGACCGCAAACTGCAAATCACCGGCAAGGCGCGTCAGAAAAACGGCACGGTAATCACCGCCACCGTAGGCAGCAAGGACGACGACGCCGAAAAACGCACCATGAATTTCGGCTCGGACGTCAAGACCGAATCGGAACTCAAAAGCCGCATCGAGACCGAACTCAAAAACAAGTCTTTCGACGGCTACGAAGGCACAATCACCGGTTTCGGCACACCGCAGACAATGCCCGGCGACACCCTCGCGCTCATCGACAGCGAAAACCCCGACCGCAACGGAGAATACCTCATAAAGCGCGTCAAAGTCCGTTTCAACACCAGTGGTTTCCGCCGCGAAAACGAACTGTCATACAAGATTAATTGAAACTATGGCATCAGGAGAAACACTAATAGACCTCATCCGCAAGGTAATCGCCCAGACCGGCAACGACGGTTTTGTCGTCGGCAAAGTGACCGCCGTGGACAAAGCAAAGCTCACTTGCGACATAGAGCTTGACGACAATTTGGAACTCCACGGCTGCCGTCTCAACGCGGTGGAATGTCAGGAACGCGGCGACTGTTTCGCCGTAATCCCGAAAGTTGGTTCTATGGTCTCGGGCATAGCCACGGCGGATCTGAGGGACGTGCTGATAGTAAGTTGTTCGGAGATCGACAGCATCATCGTCAAAGCCCCGAAGATAGAGGTAAACGACTTCAAGACCCAACTCGACAAGATGTCCGCCCGCATCGACGGCATCATCAATGCCATAAACAATGGCGTACCAACGCCACAGGACGGCGGCGCGGCATTGTTGCAGTCCATCAAACTTGGGCTGCAACAAATCACCGACAAAGAAAACTTTAACACCCTTTCGGACTATGAAAGCGATTAGTTTAAACGAGGCTTACGACCTGCAAGCGGCTGACGGCACATTGCTCCTTGCCGACACGCAGGAACAAAACGCCGCACTGATAGCCGAGACCGAGAAAGGCGAATGGAAGGAGCACCCGCAGATGGGCGCGGGATTGCGCCACCTCATCAAGACGCAGAACACCGGGCGCGAGATAATCCGCCAAGTGTCCGTGGCGTTGCAGTACGACGGAATCAACGCCGCCGTAACCGTCAATGACGGCAAACTCAACATCGAACTTTAACAAACGTAATGGAAGCGGTATCGACATACAGGCAGAGCATCCTCGACATTGCCATACAGCACCTTGGCGACGCGCAGCGGGCATTTGACATTGCCCTCGCCAACGGACGCGGCATCGCCGACGACATAGAGCCGGGCGACCGCCTCACTCTCGACGAGGCGCAGCGCAACCGCCGTATGGTGCAGTATTACACCGTCAACGCCCTGATGCCAGCCACTTCATTAGAAGACAACGTGGTGACATTGGAAGGCGGCATCAATTTTATGGGCGTCCAAATTGACTTCGTTGTAAGCTAATCACCAAATCAACCAATCAACAACTCGCTATGGCACGCACAGTACAAGAAATAAAGGCAGAAATGGAGACACGCTGGATGTCGTCCCCCGCCCTCAAAGACCTCTACGGATGGGAACTCGACACCAACAACAAGCCCCCCGAGTTTGCGGCGTTCTACTCCAAAGCGAGCCTCGAAAACGTCATCCTCTACATCGTTGCATATTGCGCCTACGTGGTGGAACGCCTTATCGACGTTGCGACGGACGAAATCGACGCCCAAATTGCCACCAAAGTCCCGGGCAGTCTGCAATGGTACGTCGGCAAGTTGAAGGAGTTTGTCTATATGCCCGCACTGTCAGCCGACGACAAGTCCAAGGTGGTCTTCGACGACAACACCGGCGAGTACACAATATCCGACACCCTGAGCGAAGCCGCACTCAACAAAGCCCGCATCGTAAAACACGCCGTAGCAATCGACGACAACGAGACGAGCGTGTTGCTCCTCAAAGTGGCAGGTGAAGACGCAGAAGGCAACCTCCTGCCAATTTCGCCCGCCCAACGAGAATCTCTGCAAGGTTACATCACGCGCATCAAGTACGCCGGAGTGAGGACAGAACTCATCAACGCCGTAGGCGACACCTTCGACTGCGAAGTCTCCATCTGGTACGACGCGCTATACACCGAATCAGAAGTAAAGGCAGACTGCGAAAAAGCAATCGAAAACTACATTCACAGCCTTCCTTTCAACGGCGAATACTCCAATATGGCACTCATCGACCACCTGCAAGAAGTGAGAGGCGTCAAGGTGGCGGAGCTCACCAGTTCTTACAGCACCTCGCGTCAGGACGAAACGAGGAAGCCCATCTCAGCAAAAGCCCGTCCTTACGCTGGGTATTTCAATGTAGGTACGCTCGAATTAAAAATGGAATGTTATGAATAGCAACATCTACACCGTCGATTTTCACCGTCTTGCGGCATTGCTTCTGCCATTGCCGCTGCGCCAAGAACGTATCATCGCGCTCTGTGGAGTGTTGGCAAAGACATTCACGACATTGCTTGCTATACTCACGAAATACAGGGACGAAACAATGCAGCGTCTCCGTTACAACGGGCAGACTTGTCGCCTCGAATACTGCCTCAACTTCCGTTTTGGAAGCACAGACACAATTGACGACATATCCAGCCCCAACCGCATCCGCATCCTCGACGGCACACAGACCGACGGCAAGCCATACATAATCTACCAGCGCGGTATCAACGCCATCTACCCGAAACCCAAACATCGCGGCGAAACCGGGCAGATAATACTCAACCGCCGCAGCGTCAACAACCAGTCGTTTTCCAACTTCGTGGTACAATGTCCACGGCAATACCTTACAACCGACGGCAGCCGCGACGAAAAGAAAGAAGACCCTCAAAAAATAAAACAACTCACATCCGTCGTCAACACCTACAAGACGCAGGGCAAGACGTGGGAACTGCGCATAGTTTAAATCCAAAAAACACACCACTATGGTACAAGACTACTCCAAAAACCTAATCTACGGCAACTTCCTTGGCATGGAAAACAGTGCCTTCCCCATCGACTGCGAGACGCTCGCCACATTGCAGTCAAACGCCAAGAAATTTGCGGCAACCGCACTGATAGCCGGATGCGAGCGTCTGATACTCACCGGCTGCCAACAGTCAGGCACTGTGCGCAAGGAAGGCTACGTGTTCATCGTCAACACCGACAACCCCCTGACGGGCGAAGTTCTCTTCCATCCCGAGCAGCCAGCCAAAGACCACTGCCACGTCAAGGAATCCCCTGTCGATGTAACGGCGGACGGCACCGACTATCCGGCGGCATATACGGAACGTTCCTTGGAAGAAGGACTTGTAGAAGGCGCGTGGCTTTGGTCATCGTTCACCCGCATCGAGGGCATATCCAACGCCGCGTTAAAAGACAGTTTAAACACCGTTAACAACGCCCTCAATCAGAAAATAGAAAGCCTGAAAAACAACGCGCAGTACACCTTCGTAAGAGGGATGATACTGATGTGGAGTGGCTATGTAAACGAAATTCCCGATGGCTGGGCACTGTGCGACGGGCAAAACGGAACTCCACCACTGAGCGGACGGTTTGTGGTTTGTGTCAAGGCAATGGGTGTTGACCCTTCTGGCAACCCAATTTACAACAAAGACTATAAAGACGGTGCAGAATCGCAGAATATCACTTTGACGGTCGATAATCTGCCGAAGCACAAACATAGCGGAAGCACAGATTATGCCGGCAACCACAGACACAGGTTTGAAGACGCCTATTACGCCGAAACCCGCAACGGTCAGTCAGGCACATATTTTGGCTCAGCCGATGGCTACGACCAAGACAACGTCCTATTCACCCGAAACGCCTTTACTGAATACGAACAAAACCACAAACACGCGGTCACCACCGACGAGGTTGGCGGCGGGCAATCTTTTACAGTCAACACAATGCCGCCATACTATGCCCTCGCATACATAATGAAACTCTAACAACAATCAACATATTATTCACCTAAAAACCATCACACTATGAGTGGAACAAAAACTTCACGTGCAGACCTCAA